ATTCCTATCCGAAAAGTTGTGAATCGGGGAATCTTCTGTTACGAGGCGATTCCCCAAACCCTACAGATTAATTATGCCGCTAGAGCAACCCGCGCTGGGGAATAATCTGAATTATTAGCTGCGAAAAAGTTTGCATCTAATTTAGTTGATTGTAGTCAATCACCCGATTTGTTCTCTCCAATACTTTCATTAGCAATCGAACTCTATTACAGCCCCATCAACAAATCACGTTATAAGTTCTTGGTGGAGCTGATCGGAATCGCACCGATGTCTTACTTAACTATCCTTTTGGGTCATCAAACAAATTCTTTAAGTTCTTTATGATATTTATATAATAACAAGATAGATGTGAAATGTCAAGTCTTATATTTGAAATGGTAGGCGTCACATACTTCTTTTAGTTTGTGTATGTAATCAAGGGGATCGAATACTCTCCAATCGACTAGAATATCGGTATCCAACAATGGATTGTATTTGGTTCCATCAAATCTTATCAACATACAGAGAACTATTTTCTTTGGAATGACACCATACATTTCGTATATCATTCTAGCATAAGCAGTTCCTTGAAGAATGTAAGATAGGATGTATTCTTCTTTCTTGATGTAAGTAGCAGTCTTCCAATCGATAACCGCCAGTTCACCTTCATACTCAGCAATCAAATCTGTTGTTCCTGCTGTTCTCAATCCATCAGACCAAAGTGGTAACTCAATACCACGAATGTTATCTATTCTCTCGTTGATTTGAGGGATTGCTAGTTTGACCAGTTCGGTATGTTCTGGTGTGACTCCTTGTAGATAATTCTCATCACCAAGCATATATTTTTCTATCACGTTGTGTATCTTAGTTCCACGCATAGAAGCTTTGGTAGAAATCTTCTGTGCTGCTTCGTGGCCAACTCTATTTTTCCAAGCTTGAATTCCTGCTTTGGAAACTATTTCGTAAAGAAGATTTGTGATGGATGGATATGTTCCATTAGGAGAATGATACATTCTGCCATTAGAACCAGAGTTATCTTGTTCTATTAGGTCTTTTCGATTATCAAAAAGATCATAATTAAATTTTTTCATAAACTAACGTATATCAATAGTATTGTGAGGATTTTTTTCTTTGATTTCTTTTAAACGGTCTCTAAATCCGTCATCAACTTTTCGGCCACCATGAAACCACGGATCACCAATGTGAGATTTCCCGAATACATGTTTCACATCTATCTCAGAACACTCTGGGCAAGGTTCTTCAGTTGGTTTATTTCTATCAACTATTTTCCAGTTTTCTTCAAACTCATGTTCACATGATGAACATTTATAATCATAATAGGGCATACTCTCCTTTCAGTTACAAATTATTATTTCTGTATTATATAGATAAAATTATTCTGCTCTTTTCCAAAATTTTCCATCGTGTTTGTACCCAAGCAAAGCAGCTCTAGCACTGGAACACCCCGATTTACACAATGCTGTTGGCCAATCCGACTTATCCACCGAAGCAACCAAACGAGTTTTGTTCTTAACGATTGATTTTTTAACATTTACTATAGGGTCTTTTGTTACAATTGTTCTTGTTATCATAACACAATCTGGACAAGAACCATCGGTCATTTCTATACGACAACCATTTGGAGATTTACAAACTTCTTCTGTAATAGTCTCGGTTTTTGCCATTGAGGCGGAACTGAGTAACACTAAAAAACTAACTGACATCAATAACTTTTTCATTTTTATTCTCATTTGGAGTTAACAAAGAAAGACTTTTCTCACTCTTCATGTACTATTATACAGAAAAGTGAGAGGTTTGTCAAGTCTTTTCTTTGAAATTTTTAATGTTTTCTATAGAATATATGTCTATCTATAGATGCCATTATTTTCTTTTGGTAACTCCACTTTGGAAATTTCTTCATCCAACTGGCGTGATAATGTGTCGCTCCGTCTGTTATGTCTAACAGTTTTTTGTCGTAATGACTTTCCAATATTGTTACTGCGAGTGATTGTGCAGACTCCCATGTTCTACCTTCATTTGGAATATCCAAACGACCATCACAATACCACGAAAACTGACATCTATTTTTCACAGGAACATGACCTTTTAACTTAGCATCATAATAATGAATGCCTTCTTGCACTACACCACATATGGTATTAGGATAATTCGCATTGAGTTTACGATTAATCGTAACGTTTGCTACTGCGAGTTTTCCTGCTGTACTCTCCACACCAGCCTCAAAATAAATATTTTTCGACAAACAATCTAAATCTGCCGCAGAATATTTAATTTTTGGGTTGGGGTTTTGGTAATAATTCGTGTCGCCCACACTTTCAACAATCGTCATTTTCACTTGTGGAAAATTATCAAAGACTTGTTGTGGTGCCGAACTATTAAGTTGTGAAGTAGTATACCATAGTGTAGCAAATAAAGCAAGGAACATCCTTACTATTTTTACCATACTTGTACCTTATTTTGGTTATTAAATCAGTTCACCAGAAATGCATAATATATCAATCTCAACCAAACTTGTAGTTATATTTATACATTTTCAGCCTTCCACAACCGCGGTTTTCTTCGATTTCTTCTTTGGTTTCGATTCAACCACCGCTTCCGCATCCTCTATTTCTTCGACTTCGGGGAGTAAATCAGGCCAAACATCTCTGACCAATTTGTATGATAATCCCTTGTAAGTCAGATTTTGGTCTTTGACAGCTATCAATAACTTAGCGTCTTCAGGAGCAACTCTTTCTAACAACTGAACAAACATTGATTCTCGTTTCAACATCGAGAGATTGTGACCACCACTTTTGACGTAGTAGCTCAACTTCTTCACCTCAAAATGAATCGAACCTTCTGAAGAATCTGCAACTTGACTTGGTGTATAAGGTGGATTTCCTTTTGGAATCCACCACTCTACGTCTGGATGATAGTTCAGTTGTAACAACGCTTTAGTTGCGTAGTTATCTCTTGATTTCAGTATTTCTCGTTTCTCTTCTCTTGTCTTGGCTTTATCAACCATCTCAAGAGTTTCGACTACATTATGTTCAGCCATATTATACTTCTCCCATAAATTGCTTGTCTGTTATAGCAACAGTTTTTTTGATTTTAGGAACATATTCGTGTGACGTTCCGTGTCCTGTTTCGTTCATATCTCTTGTCCACACTGCGGCAATATCGGGATAGAACACCCCCTCAGACCTCTTAGGAGTTCCGTCAGAGTAGTAAGCCATCGCAATACATCTAGGAACTACTTTGTGTTCTTCATCCTGACCCGAAAACATCGAAATCCAATCACCAGTTTTCAGATAATATTCACAGTATCGAACATATGCTTTCTTGGATGCTGATAGATTTTCAGATGTTCTACGTTCTTTGTCTGTAGAATTTCTACTTCTTGCTCTAGCATTGAGCTCGGAAATCATATCTTTGTTGTGTCTTATCCACGCTTTAATGTTCTTGAAAGAGTATGTATCATCATCTGGTAAATTCAAAACCATTTTACTAATGTTCTTGTATTCAGAAGGAGCTTTCTTTGCTCTCATGATTCTCATTCTTTCGCGAAGTGCTTCACGTTGCTCTTCTGTAATCTTACGAGTTCGTTTGGTCTTCATCGGTTTTCTTTCCACTTTCAATTTCTTCGCCATTGTCATTTTTTTGTTTAGAATATTCAAGGTTTGATTTGATAGTCTCTAACATCATCGTCCACTGTTTTGCAGTAGTGTCAATGTCGTAGTGCATATCAAAGTACTGTTTCTGAAAAGCAAGACCAGCCTGAACTGGTGGTTCCCAAAAACTTTCAATTGCATCCTTCAGAACATAAGAGAACTTCTTAGCGTGTTCGTTCTTATCTTGGACATATCCATACATCCAAGCAAAGTTAGCACACGTTTCTGGTAAGACTGCAAGATTAGGACAGACCACAACACAACCAGCACTCATCGCTTCAATCACCGAAATACACGCTGTCTCTTGGTATATATTCGGATATGCGAGAATGTGTGTCTGTTGTAATGCTGCACGGATTTCATCGTTGGATACTGTGCCGTGATAGTTGACATTTGGAGTATTCATACAAGCATCGTATAATGGTTGATATTTGGTATCTTGATCTTCCCAACCATAAATTTTGAAACTGGAATACACATCCAATACCACATTCTCCAGTTTCATAGCACGAAATGCTCCTATCAATAAATCCAGACCACGATGAGGTGTGGAGATATAAGCAAGTCTTATTGTTCCGTCTTTGGGTTTGGTATGTGCAGGAATAGGTTGAATGGAGTTTTTGAGAACCACACTCTTTTCATATTCAACACCAAGATCAAGGTGATATTTTTCCAGTGACCAATCAGATGGAAATATAAATCTCTCAAATTGGTCTCTATACTTTTTATCTTTTAGGAATTGAACTTCAGGGTCTTTAGATGTGTCTTGGAACCAAAGGATTTTTGGTCTTCCATCATAATCACGAACTCTTGAAAGTATGACTTGGAAGTATTCCCACAGGTCTTCAGGGACTCTCTCCTTGACTCTTTCATAAATCAGTTCACTACCACCCTTTGCATCCTTTGAAGCAACAACAACATCTCCATCAGTAGGAGTTGGTGGTAGTCCTCTTTCTCTTCTTTCTCGGATCTCTCTTATTTTAGATCCATCGAATTTCATCATGCTCATAATTTTCTCATTTGTTTGTATAATATAATTATAACAACTAATACCTACATTGTCAAGTTTTTTATGGGAAAAGACTTCCTTGAAATTGCCCACTCAATTTGTATAGAAGAAATCCTCTGTGATGGACTTCCACATTTTCACCAGACTGTTGTAAGATTTCAGCCTCGATGTCTGCTTCTGATTTACTGTATTTCTGAATTTGTGATTTACTCGTTTCGATTAAATATGGATAACTCAATGTTTGGGGAGACATAACTTCCTAGTTAGAGTAACCCTGTCTTACAAATGTAGTACGAATCTACGATGTCTGAAACAGGATTAGTAATTTTGATTGACCTCGGTGATAGACGATTTTGTAAATCAATATTAGTTTCTTCTAAAAATGTTTCATACATCAATTCTTTTTTGGCATTTCCTTTTCCTGTTGCAAATTTTTTAATTACTGTGGGTGGAATCGTTGTAAAACGAAATCCATTCCTGTGAAGATATTCCTTGAGTATTCCTGTATTCTCACCAATGTTGAATACTCTCCCTGTCGCAGCAAAAGCATAATCTTCTATAAAAACGTGTTCTACTCTTCCAGTGTACCATCGGATACATTCTATTGTCCATTTGGCAAGTTGAACATATCTTTCTATCTCATTTGAATATTTAGGATAATCGTATCCTCTGAAAACACCAAAGGATTCATGATATTTTGTTCTCTTGATGAAATGAAACTTACAGTTTTTAAATTCCAGTTTTCCATCTACGATTTTTCCTACACACACGGCAGGGGAAGTTAGAGAATAATCTATTCCCGCAACAAACTCCACCTAATCTTCCTTTTCGTAATATGGTTCCATCAATACACCACAAAACGTACAATGAAATTCTACAGTATCTATCAAGTCTCCCCTCAATTCTCTTGTATCAAATGTCAGGGTATATACGGCATTGCACGCTGTGCATTCTACATCAGTTATTATCTCGTCTTCCATTTCGCTCCAAAAAATTAATATTTGTCATTATGATTCTATATATCTACAATCTCACACCCACCATCAGCGGAGCAAGCAAGTTCCTGAGAACCAGATGTAAAATCTTGTTGTTCAAATTGAGACAATGTTGACCAATCAACATCTTTAGGAATTAGTTTTGACATCTTCTCAAACTCTTCCTTAGTACAATCTTGGTAAGGTGCTTGACGATAGGTGTGGTCACTAAATGGAAGAAAAGAAATACCACTAATATCATCAAAGTTTTCCCATACCCACGAACCAACTTCTGGCCACTCTTCATCTTTGACTGTAACCGTTATGGAAGGTTTGTGTTCACACCAATTTTCTTGATACGTTGACCATAGTTCTAACTGTTCTATTGCTGACATATCAGTTCTACAGATAGCACCCTTTGGGCTTTGTGTAGGGAAAGAAAAGACAGTAGTATGATTTGGTCTGGTCACATCGGGTTCATTTGGGAATCCACTCTGTTTCATCATCTGACAAAGAGGGTCTTTGCTGTCTGCTCTTACTGTCCGAATATAATACTCACTATGCCGGGCATGAATACCAGAAGCACTATCAACAAGCTGACTAACAGTACCAGAAGGTTTGACACAAGTGATTGCCGCCGATCTGTTAACTCCCAATTTATCAGCCCACTCTTTGTTCGTTTCCACAGCAACTTTTCTAAGATTTTGGAGAAGTTCATCTAATCCTTTCTTTCTACCGCTCGTCAATGGATTGTCTAATATGCCGGTGAGCGAGACACCAAGTAGTCGTTCATCTGAACAGTTTCGTTCCCATTCTTTAGTAAGATATCTGAAGTTTGTGAGGGTGGATTGAAATGTGCCAATGATAGTCGCAATCCGCACTTTCTTAGCAAGAGATTCGGCAGTGTCATGTCTTCTGACAATACATTCGGATAGATTGCAAAACTCTCTACTTCTGAGTATAATCTCGCTACATGGATTAGTTCCAAAATCTTCTCTGGGCTCTCTCCTTTTAATGAACTCTTGATTTTCATCTTTTTCTCTCTTATTCAATTTCTCTACTTGTGATTTCGCCGAGGCACCATTGTACATTCCCCTCTCACCAGATTTGGAGTCGTACAGTGACAACCACTCTCTCATGAAAGTTCCGACATTAGGTTTTTCTTTGTAATTTACTGAGTTGTTCGCAAGCGCTCTCTGACCTTCGCGTTCCCACCATTGACCAGATTTAGCTGTTCTCATTTCTTCATCGTTGAGGTCAGACAAACTAATGAGTGCTGAACGTCTAACACCTCCTACGACAACAATAGCTGCAATCTTACAAACTATATCATGACATTCGATTGGTTTTAGTTTTCTTCCTGCTGCAGACTGAAATATTTTTGTTGAAAAGTGAAATAGGTCATCCAATGGTTCTGGGCCGGATGCTCTTCCTCCAAATGTCTTCAATGGAGTACCAGCAGCCCTCACCTTAGATAAATCCCACTGTGGAACTTGACCACTCCACAAGAGACTGAGCAATTCTTTATATGCCTTCGCCCATCCTAGTTTGGAATCTGCGACAACTATTGTAGTATCTGTTGGATGAAACTCTTCTGCGATTTGAGGTAAACAACTTACATGATCTGCTTCTACTGAAAATCCAACTCCTGTTCCATTCATGAGAACGTAAAGGATTTCATCGAATGATCTAGGACTATCTACCTTCACATAAGAGCAGTTGTATCCAGCAATATTTTCTTTCCTGAGTGCTTCTCCTGCTGTCATCAAACATCTCATAGAAGGCATCACATTCAACGATAATACTTCTCTTTTCAATTCTTCTAGGACACCATTCTCTAGAGTATAATCACACATCTCTTTTAGATGTTCTTGAAAAAATCCAAAAAACCGATTGACTGTTTCCCCCCATGTTTCTCTTCGTTTGTTTTCATAATCCCACCGAGCATATCTTGATAGATGAATGAATTGCTGGTATTGAGTGGGTAAAGTGGCGTCATCGGGTACGGTCATTTTTTTCTCCATAGTGCTAGGTGAGTTTTTGCGTGCAGGGTGTTGAATGTATTCTTATTTATAGTTTCTAATATTCTTGTTTCGTTGATGCTAGACATTATCATATCGTTGATGTCTTTACAAGCAACCGAATCCGGCCAGATACAAATGTTCCAACCTTTATCGATAACCTTTTCCATTCTGTCAATGATTTCTTTATTTCTAGGTTCATTGTCAAATATTATCGTTCCTTTGTGGTTATCCATCGCGTCTTTGATATCATCATTTCCACGGAAACTAATATCTGAACCAGCCATTGCAATACAGTTGGGAAGAAACATCGAATCGAATGGCCCCTCTACTATATAGAACTTCTGTTTTATGTCTAAACGTTCTAGTCCGAATATTTTGGATGATTCTTCATCCATCTTTATAGTTATATATCGAAGCTGAGTATTGATGAATGCTCTACCCTGAAATGTAATCAACTGTTTGTCTTTGTCAAAGAAAGGGATTACAAGTCTCTGTTCATTTTTACTGAGGTCATATTCTCGTTTTGTCATTTTATTGACAAACGTTTTGAAATCATCTGTATAATATATAAGATTCAGAAATTGAAGTGGAATATTACGATTCAACAAGTATGTCTTCGCGAAATGGTTATCATCCAAGTCACTGATTCTCGGTAGGTCTATCTTTGAGTGAAACTTAGGTTGTTTGTATTCTACTTTTGGGTCAGGTGTGTTGTGACCTTTTCCTGTTATTCCTTCTTTGTATCTCTCAAGAGCATATTCTTTATAAGTCTCTCCATCAAACTGTTTGAGAAAGTTTGAGAACGTGCTACTTTGACCGCAGTTGTGACACCGAAAGAATAGGTCTGTTCTTTTCTGGTAGAAATAACCACGAGCTTTTGTTTTGCTCTTTTGGGAGTCTCCGCAAAATGGACAACGAAAGTTATACAATCCGTTGGTCTTGCGTTTGAATAGAGGAAGTCGTGAAGATAATATGTTCACATATTTGGTATCAATGTAAGAGGGCATAATGTAATTGTCTATGAATTATTAATTATTATACTGTAAGTATAACACCCTGAGATGAAAATGTCAAATCAAATCTAGAGTAATATTTTGGGGATAACGTTTGTCAATAACCAAGCAACAAGAGTAGCTGCACCAATGGTTATCCATCTCCAACGTTCAAGAGATTCTAACTTTGTATAAATCAGATTGATATCAGTGTTCATTCGGGTTTCCGTCCTATCAACCATCTGATTCATTTTATCTTGGAGGTCACCAATACGAGAATGAAGGATTTTCATCTCATCGCGAAATTCGATATCTGTCATTTTATTGACATCTTGAGCAGTCAATAACCTACCAATATTTTCTGAAAGATCATTGAGTTTGTTGGTTGAGGCATCCAACTTTTTCATCAGAGCGTCAAGTTCTTTAGTACGGTATTCATCCTTTATTTTTAGAGTTTGGATATCCGTATTAAGTTTTAAGATAGAGTCT